AACTTCATGTCTTGCAGTTTTCCTGTAAGCTGGGAAGCACTAAAGCACCAGTACCTTCTCGACCGATTGAAACTGCTAGGCCGACCAATTTAAACTACTAGGCCGACCGATTGAAAGGTTTCGTAAATACAGCAAGGAGATAAAAGATGAGTGAGTACGTCAACAAATGACCAAGCGTATACCCATGAAGGGCGGGGATGAGTACGATGGGCTTACCAAAGCACGTAAGTTTTATCTATGGAAGAGTGGTCAGTTAAAGAAGATTAAACGTGCTTACAATAAAAGATTTCGTAAGTATAACAAGGAGATAAAAGATGAGTAAAGATGTTAATAAACCAATCAAAATCACAGACATAGAAGAACATGAAGATGGCAGTGCCACATTACAGGTAGAGTGTGACCCTGATACATTTGCAGCCATATTTAATGTAGGCTTTGTATCCTTGATACGGAATGGCATAGCCGCACAGAAGGAGGATGAGCTATAATGATGGAGCTATCGCTCATAAGAACCCTACACGATCAGGAGTTCTATGAAGATCACAAGGGTATCAAATGCCCTGACAAACTATTTACTAAAGATGTACGTAAGATTAAGCGTGTCTTAGATAACGCTATGGATAAGTATGACCGCACTATATCTACCTCTGAGTTAGAAGCTTTGTTCTTCTCTGAGTACAGCACCATGACTACAGCTAACAAGGTTTTGTATGAGGGTCTGTTCTCCAAGTTACGCAAAGAGGTTCCTATGTCTAGGGACGTAGCCTCTGATGTACTGTCTAGGATGTTTAGGCAGCACGTAGGGGAGCAAGTAGCTAACTTAGGGTTTGACTACGTTAACGGTAAGCTTACGTCCCTTGAGCCACTACGCCAAGTGCTAGAGGCACATGAGGATAACTTCATGCCTAACATGAATGTTGAGTGGGCTGACATTGATATAGATACCATCTTAGAGGCTGGTACTAAGCAATCACAATGGAAGTGGAACATACCTAGTCTAGCAGGGCGTATAGAAGGCATTAGTAGTGGACACTTTATCATTGTGGGTGCTAGACCTAACACAGGTAAGACAAGCTTCCATGCGTCTACTATTGCCTCACCTAGTGGCTTTGCAGAGCAGGGTGCTAAGTGTATGGTGTTGTGTAACGAGGAAGAGTATGTACGTGTAGCTGAACGCTACCTGTGCGCTGCTGCCAGTATGGATACAGATGAGATCAAGTCTAACTATGCATTAGCTGCAGCTAGGTACAAGAAGGTGCGTGAGAAAATCAGCATGTTTGATAGCACAGGTAAAGACTTAGGTTGGGTAGAGAACATCATTAAGCATAGTAAGCCCGACATAGTTGTACTTGACATGGGTGATAAGTTTGCTGTAAAGAGCAGTGACAAATCAGACGTGTACCTCAAGGCTGCTGCTATTCATGCTCGTAACATAGCGAAGAAGTATAACTGTGCTATCATATGGATGAGTCAGTTGTCTGCTGATGCACAAGATAAAGTATACCTTGATCAGTCTATGTTGGAAGGTAGTAAGACAGGCAAGGCAGCAGAGGCAGACCTCATGTTGTTGATAGCTAAGAACCAAGTTACTGAGGGTGATGACGATGACAACCAGCGACACATCAATGTAGCTAAGAATAAATTAAAAGGTGGATGGCATGGGGTTGTCCATTGTGAGTTAGATGGGGGCAGGTCACAGTACCTAGCCTAATGAAAGGACTACAATGCGGTTTGTATTAGATGTTGAGAATACAACACAGAAGAGGAACAACAAGTTATTCCTAGACCCTTGGGAGCCTAACAACTTCTTAGTTAATGTGGGTGTACGTGATGTGGATGATGGAGATGAGACACAAACGTTTGATCTTCAGCACAAGGAATACGTTGATCAGTCAGGAATTGAAGCTAGACGTATACAGAAGATATTAGATCACACTACCTTGCTCATCATGCACAACGCACAGCATGACTTAGCTTGGCTGTGGGAGTGCGGCTTTAAGTATGATGGGCCTATATGGGACACCATGTTAGCTGAAAGTATATTACTCAGAGGAAACAACCTAGAGATCACACCCAATGGCGTAGCTAAAAAGATATCTATGTCTCTAGGTAACACAGCTATACGTAGAAACCTTGAGTTCCAAAAGGATGACACCCTAAAGAAGTACTTCAAGGATGGGTACAATACAGATGAGATACCATTATCAGAATTGACTTTTTATCTTGAGGCTGATTGCAACACCACTGCTGAACTGTTTCACGCACAGGTTGCAGACTTTTCTGCGCCTGAGTCAGCAAGCCTTATCAAAGTGAGAGACATTACATTTAATGTATGTAAGCTACTCACCCGTATGAAGCAGACAGGTATGAAGGTAGATCGTAAGGCTCTTGATGCAGTGCGTAAAGAGTACGAAGAAGAGCGAGGTGCTATACAATCACGCTTACAGATGCAGGTACGTGAGGTTATGGGTGACACACCTGTTAACTTGAACAGTCCAGAGCAGATGTCTCAGGTAATCTTTAGTCGTAAGCCCCACTCAAAAGATGATTGGCCTAATCTATTTGATAACTGCAAGAAGTTGAGCGAACTAAAGGAGATAATTAATGCTAACAGTGATCTTCTGTATCGCACTGAGGCGTTCACTTGTCCCACTTGTGAAGGTAATGCAGAAACGTACAAAGTAAAGAAAGATGGGAGTAAGTATGCAAGACCCAACAAATGTAAGGACTGTGATGCCAGAGGATATCAACTTAAGAAGCAATCTCGTATGGCTGGGTTTGGGTTCTTCCCTCCTAATGCTTCTTGGGTTAGTGCTAGTGGCTTCTCTACAGGAAAAGACGTACTAGATATTCTTAGGGCAACAGCGATAGATAACAGCATGGATGTAGCTGTTAAGTTTCTTGAAGACTTAAAGAGACTCAATGCTGTATCTAGTTACCTGTCAAGCTTTGTTGACGGTATTGAAACCTACACCAAGCCAGATGATATACTACATGTGTCATTAACGCAACACATTACGTCTACAGGCAGGTTCTCTGGACGTGAGCCTAACATGCAGAATATGCCTAGAGGTGGGACGTTCCCAGTTAAGCGTGTGTTCATATCACGATGGGAAGGTGGAAAGGTTATGGAAGCTGACTTTGCACAGCTAGAGTTTAGGGCTGCGGCATTCTTGTCACAAGACCCTGTAGCTATGGAAGAGATCAATACAGGCTTTGATGTACACTCTTACACTGCACAGATCATTACTGATGCAGGACAGCCTACGACTAGGCAAGCAGCCAAAGAACACACTTTCGCTCCTCTCTTTGGTGCGACAGGGTTTGGCAGAACTAAGGCTGAAGCTGCATACTACCACCACTTCCTTGATAAGTATGAGGGTATAGGTGAGTGGCACAAGAAGCTAGGCAGTGAGGCTATACGACTACAGAAGATAACCAATGTGTCAGGTAGGCAGTATGCCTTTCCCGGCACACATCGCAGAGCTAATGGCACACCTACTAACTTCACTAGAATTAAGAACTATCCAGTGCAAGGGTTTGCTACTGGTGATGTTGTACCTGTTGTACTACTTGAGATAGATAACAGGCTCAAAGGTTTACAATCACGGCTGGTGAACAGTGTTCATGACTCAGCGGTGATAGACATACACCCACAAGAAGAGAAGGAGGTGCTAGGTGTTATTGACGATGTTAATGAGAACCTAGATGCAATCATCAACAGATACTATGGGGTAGAAATGAATGTACCCTTACTTTTAGAGGCCAAGATAGGACCGAATTGGCTTGACACTGTTGATGTATAATGGTATAACTACGGTTCGTTTAAAGCTCAGAAAGGATATATAATGAGCAATGAGTTGAGTACTAACTTCGCTGGATCAGACTTGGCAGCGGCAATGGGTTTCGGAGAAATGGATTCCTCTACTTCCTCTGCACCAAAGATACCCATGTTGAATCAGGTGCAAGCACCTATCATGGTTGAACATGTTGTCGATGACGAGGTAGAAGAGAAGGTTGTAGTACCCCTTGGAGCATACAAGCTCAAAGATGGTGAAG